TCGCCGTAAACCATCAACCCTTAGAAAGGAAATCATTATGGCTCTATTATCTACAGATGTTTACACCGGCCAGAGTTCCGTAAACGTAAGGAATCGAATCGAGGGGCAGCGAGTGTCGGGTGACGTCCGCATGGTCGAGGCGATTTACACGACTACCGCGCTCGAAATTACAGCGGACGTGATGCAAGTGGTAAAGCTTCCAGTAGGGGCAATCCTCCTGCCGGAAAAATGCTGGTGCTTCACAGACGGCGTTGGAGGGACCGCTGTTATTTACACCTCCATGGGCGACGCGCTCGACGCAGCGCGTTACTCGACGGGCGACCTTGCGCTGACAGCGGCATCCACTGTGATGCTGCCAGTTGTGCCAGCGGTCGCGCTCTTGCTAACCAGATACGTGATGCTCGCAACGAGCAACATCATCACGTTTACCACCGCAGGAACCTTCCCAGTGACGGCAGGCAAGAAGATCATCCACCATCTCGAATACAGGATGGCTTAACTGGAAACCCCGCTCTTGGCAGCCCAGCGGGTAAGCCGCGGCGTCGTTGCTCATTCGGCGCCGCGGCGGGTTGCTAAATACCATGCCGACAGGAGAAACAAACATTTGCAATCTTGCGCTCGGCAGGTTGGGCTCCCAGCGCCTGCTCGACATCAACGAAGACTCGGCGGAAGGCCGGGCTTGCGCGCTCCAATACCCGGTGGCTCGCGACGAGTTGCTTCGGATGCACCGATGGAACTTCGCGATCAAACGCGACACACTGACAGCTTTAGCGAGCGAGCCCGCTTTCGGGTGGGGCAAGCAGTATGCGTTGCCAAGCGATTGCCTTCGTGTCCTCCAACTCAACGCATGGGAGGAGAACGAAACGCCCAGGAAGTGGGAAGTCGAAGGAAAATTCCTTTTGACAGACGAGGACGAGGCGCAGATCAAGTACATTAAGCGCGAGACAGACCCCGCGGTATTCGACTCCGTTTTCGTTTCGGCCCTCGCGTGCAAGCTCGCCGCGATGGTCGCAAAGGACGTCACCGGCAGCTCAACGATGGCTACGGAAGCGCTCACCGAATACGAGCGAATACTTGGCCCAAACGCACGGCGCATGGACGCGCACGAGGGGCGCAAGAAGCGCAAACTGCCGTGGGTCGAGAGCGATCTCGTGAGATCGCGGCAAGCGGGAGATCTCAGTGCGGGGCATGACTGGGGCTCGTTTGTCTAATGTCGTTCCACAAACTTCTCCTCAATTTCAACGCGGGCGAGCTTAGCCCGTTGCTCGACAGCAGAACTGACGTCCAAAAGTATGCTTCCGGATGCCAGCAGCTTGAAAACTTCCTCATCCTGCCATACGGGGGAGCTCTTCGGCGACCAGGAACCGAGTTTCTCGGCACAGCCAAGTTTGCCAACAGGGCCGCGCGGCTCATCTCGTTCAATTTCTCAGTCACAACCAACTTCCAGTTGGAGTTCGGCCACGAATACATTCGCTTTTGGTCTAACGGAATTCAGGTGCTAAAGGCATCCGCGCCCGCGTGGCTGACAGCGACACCATACTTCAAGGGGAACTACGTTACCGAGAGCAGCGTTATTTACTTCTGTTTGGTCCCCCACACGAGCGGGACATTTGCTACCGATCTAGCGGCAGGAAGATGGGTGGCTCAGTCCATACTAGAGCTTCCCACTACTTACCAAGAAACCGAGCTTCGCAGCATCCACTGTTGCCAAATCAACGACATTGTTTATCTGACGCACCCAAATCGCTTCCCTGCCAAGCTTACAAGACTGGCAGACAACGATTGGACGTGGGCGGCGATAGGCTGGACGTTCCCTCCCACGATTGACGAAAATGCGACTGACACGACCATTACTCCGTCCGGAGTGTCCGGGGGAATTACGCTGACGGCTTCCAGCGCAATATTCCAAGAGGCGCATATCGGGAGTTGGTGGACTATCGGGCATGCGCGCGCAAGCGCCTTCAGGGAGGCTACCTTGGCGGCAGCGGACGACACGACCTCGGGATTGAATGTCATTGGCTCGTGGGAATTCACGACATACGGAACCTGGCTTGGGGTCGTTCATATTGAACGATTAGCGGACGGCTCCGCGATATGGGAAAACATCCGCACCTACAGCAACAGCGTAGCAGGAGAGAGGAATGTCGTGACAACAGGCTCCGAGTCTAAGTCGTGTCAGTTGCGAATTTTTTGGGATGGCGTTGGCACCGCAGGCACCAACGGGAAGGCGCGCCTCGAAGTATCAGAGGCGCGACATTATGGGGCAGTGCAGATTACCGGATTCACGTCGCCGACTGTTGTAACAGCGAACGTTAGTGTCGGTTTGCAAGCAACTACAGCGACCGCTATTTGGGCGGAGGGCGCATTCTCTTTCGTGCAAGGGCACCCACGCACGGTGGCACTCCATGAGAGCAGGCTAGTCTTCGGTGGAACATCAAAGAAGCCGCTCACACTCCACGGAAGCTTCCTCGATGACTTTGAGAACTTCCGGCAGGGGTCGCAGGCCGACCGGGCTTTTGCGTTCACCCTATCATCTAGCGAAAGCAACCCGATAAACTGGATGGTGAGCCAACAGGGCTCACTCTTAATAGGCACGGCAGGAGAGGAGTGGACGATTTCGGCTACCGATGAGACAGAGGCGCTGAGCCCCGTGAACGTGGACGCCACGAGGCAGAGTAGTTACGGGAGCGCCGCACTACAGGCGCGCATGGTGAATGAGGTCATTCTGTTTACGCAGCGGCAAGGGAGAAAAATAAGGGAGCTCGCCTTTGCTTTCGAGAAGGACGCATGGGTTTCACCCGACCTTACGATTCTGTCGAACCAGATAAGCGTGAACCCGATCCCTCCAGCGCCAGGGTCAGTTCGCGGAATAGTCGAGACAGCATTCCAGCAGCAACCGGATGCTATTTATTGGGCTATCACCGCAGACGGGGCGTGCATAGGTATGACTTACGAGAGGGACCAGAATGTCGTCGGGTGGCACCGGCACACGACGGACGGAGTATTCGAAAGCGTGTCCTCGATCTACGGCGGGGCAGATGCAGACGAAGTGTGGTTCATCGTGAAGCGCACGATCAACGGACAGGACGTTAGATACGTCGAGAGGCTTAAGCCAGACCATCGCGAAGCATGGGACAGCGGCGACAAGGCATCTTGGTGGTATCTGGATTGCGCGAAGCGTAGTGTCGTTGGCTCGCCAAGCGCGACCGTCACCGGGCTAAGCCACCTCGAAGGAAAGACGGTGCATGTTCTCGTGGACGGAGCGACCCAGCTCCCGCAGGTAGTCACCGGAGGCCAGATCACCCTCCAGCACGCGGGGTTGAATCGCCTTGTTGGCCTGCCGTTCACCAGCACACTCAAACCCATGAAGCTCGATATGCCGATGGAGGACGGCACAGCTCAAGGGCGCAAGAGCAGGATTCACCGAGGCGTTCTCAATGTTTACAAAAGTCTCGGCGCACAATTTAGCAACGATGACGAGACCTGGCACGAAATCTACTTCCGTGAACACGACGAACCGATGGACGCAAGCCCGGCAGTATTCACGGGGCTCAAGCATTTTTCGACAGGGGCAGGATACTCGCCGTCGGAAGACGGATGCGAAATTTCGATCCGCCAGGATAAGCCGATGCCCCTTTGTATCCTGTCCATCATTGCAATCCTCGACTTTCATGGAACTTAGTAACTGTGGAGAATCGCCCTCATCTCTTCCAGATCCGTGTCTTCGATTCCAAGCAGGATTACGAGATGATTTGCCAATGGTTCGAAGAGCACAAGAAGCGAGAAGCATTCAACGAAACGCTCGTTGCGCCGCCGCTTGAGTTGCTTCCCCCAATTGGCATCGTCGTGTATCGCACTGACGGCTGGGAGAAGGAGGATCTCGCGGCAGCGTGGCTATACCAAGCATTGGGCGCTCCTGTTTGCTTTATAGAGCACGTTATTACGAGGCCCGGCCAGCGCACGGCAACAAGCGCTCTTGCTCTCATTCACGCTCAGAAGTACCTCAAGGGGCTCGCGCAGACCGTCGGCTGCAAGCTTATGATCGCGCACACGTTGCTGCCAATCGCTCGATACCTGAAACGAGAGAACTGGCACGAAGGCGAGCGAGACATGGTTTCAATGTATACCTCGACGCTGACATGAGACACCGGT